AAAGAAGGGGTAACTTATATCCACACAACCTACTTAGACAACGTTGACCACCTATCTAAATCATTCGTTAACGAGATTGAAAAGATTAAGGAACGTAGACCAGAAAAATATAACCATCAAATTATGGGGGGTTGGCTACAAAAAGCAGAGGGAGTAGTCTTTACTGATTGGCAAATAGGACAATTCAATACCGAGATAGATTCAATATTCGCACTTGACTTCGGATTTGCTAGAGACGCCTCAGCCCTTGTAGAGATTTGCGTTGACAAAGAAAGGAAAATAATTTGGTTAAAGGAACATCTATATAAGAAAGGATTAGTAACCTCCCAGATATACGAGCATTGTAGAAGAGTAGCAGGTAGGAAGCTAATTGTATGTGATAACTCTGAGCCACGCCTTTTATCCGAAATGAAGATGAAGAACCCACCTTTAAACGTTACCCCTACTATAAAGAAGAAAGGAAGTATATTATCAGGTATAGCCTTGATGCAGGATTATAATATCAATTTAGATGGGGAGAACTTAGTCAAAGAGTTCAATAACTACGTTTGGGATATTAGGGGAGTAAAGCCAATAGATAACTACAACCACCTGATTGATGCTAGTAGATATGGGATTCAATATATACTAACTAGGAGTGTGCCTAAAGGAATGTATATTGTCAAGTAAAATATTTTTATTATATTGCAGTAGATAATAAACCTTTTGAGTAAGGATATTTTTGTTTTTAGTTAATTTGTCTAGGGGGATTTAGAAATATTTCCCTCTTTTTTTTATAATTTATTTGGCAGTTGGAATATTTTTTATATATTGCAGTATAATTTTAAAACAAAGATAATTATGGAAAACAGAGAATTAGATTTAGCAAGTCCAGAACTAAATATTACTGAGACTGAGATTGCAACAGTTGGTTATGAATTCTATAAGTTTTTTACGGCATTTAAAGATGAGCTTTATAAAAACCACGAAAGAGATTTACAAGACCCAGCAAATAAGTTTGATGACTTTATGGAGTTCCCAGTATATTGCTTTGGGGCATTTACAACAGCTTATTTAGAATATCAAAAAGAAAATAAGTAATTATGGAAAAAGAATTATTTACACACCATAATAGTATAAGTAACTTGATTGAATCAAAAAGAGATTGGAAGGAATATTTTAATTCAGCTAAAATAAAATATATAGATATTGAGGAAGAATATGGGATAGATTTCTTTAATGATTTGATGCCTGATTTTTATTTTCCTCAGATTGATTTTATGAGTGGTAAAAAAAGTGAGGGGTTTTTTGCTTCTCTAAATTATGCTCCAATTTTTATACACTTAGAGAGTCAATATTCATTTCCATTTCATACTATGGATTTATTAAACCCTATGTGGAAAGATGTAAAATATATTGATTTTCTGGTAGAGAATAAAAAATCTATTCTGTTCTTGAATGAATATGTAGAATTTAAACCAACAACAGTTTTGAACTTTGATGAATTAGACAATTCCTATTCTGCTTCATTGGGAATACCATTTGCTTATTTAATGAAGGAGTCTTATGGGAATATATGGTATGGGGACGAAGATTTAACAGAGCATTACTTAAAATTAGAATTAACAAAATAAACAAATAATTATGATACGAGAAAAGAAAACCCATAAAACAGTACCTGTAAACGTTACAAATGATGAAATAGACTTAATAGTCCACCTCCTTTGGAATCACCGCTTAGAATACACTAAGCTGGAGAATTGGAGCATTGTAGACGAGCTTACAGAGACAATAGAGAAGTTTGATGCTTTAGATGCCGATGATTATGAGAAAGTTTAAACTCAAACTGAATAGCGATGAACTCAATTTACTTGAGACAGCTATAGCTAGAGCAATAGGCAAAAGAAAAGCCTATAAGCTAAGTACAACGGAGTACACTAAGCTACTCCTAAAAATAGACAAACAAATATTAAAACAACTAGAAGATGGAACAAGTAGTGAGTAATTGTTGCAACGCACCTTTAGTGCCGATTGAAACAGATTTCTGTTCAAACTGCTACGAGCATTGTGAGGCAATACAATTAACCTAGCAATTCAATAGGGTTGTGAATTCAATACCCAAATGTGAATTCAATAGGTATAAATTCAATAGGGGGTCAGAAATGGTCTCCTTTTTTTTGTTCCTTATTCTTATTTAGACTAAATATAAATTAACATTTTATCAACAAAAAGTTTTTTAGCCTTATCAAATTGACCTATATTTGTCACGTGGAAAACCCACAACAGACAAATATTAACTAATTTAAACGTTATGCCAAAAAAACAATATTACATCGAGTTTAACATTGATACTCAAAAATATGAGGTTATCGATTGCACCCACCCACAGCAGCAGCCAGTTATAAAGGAATACAAACAGGCAGCAGCAGCCGACAAATTTTTACATAACTTAAGACTAAACAAATGAACAAAAAAACATTTTACAAGGCTTTAAAAATAGCTCAATATTTATTTTTAATTGCTTTATTTATTTACATTTTTACACGAACTATTTTAACTTATATTTAATATGGAAACTTTAGAAACTAGACAAACACTATTAAAACTTATCAAATTTTTAAACGGTCAATTTTTTACCGTTGAATTCATAAAAAAGGACGGTACATTAAGAAAAATGAACTGTAGAACTGGAGTTAAAAAATACCTATCTAAAAACGGTAAAACAATCAAAATTACACGTCCAATTGATAACGGTATTTTAAGAGTATACGATATTAAAAAAGAAGCCTACAGGTCTATAAATTTAGATACGGTCAAGAAAATAAATTTTAACAAAGTATCTTATAAATTTTAATATTATGAACTTATTAACTCAAAACACTAAACTAAAAGAAACTAGCAAGAAACTAGGGCTAAAAATTTTTAACTTTAGTATACCGGCTTATAAAAGTAGCAACGGCGAAACAATATGTAAATATGCTAAGGATTGCGTTAAATATTGTTATGCTCAAAAAGGAAACTACAAACGCTTCCCAAAAATTGGGCAATTGATGGAACAAAGATACGAGCTATCTAAACAAAGTATTTTTATAGGGCTTATGAATATAGAAATAAAAAAGAAAAAAGCCGACGCAATACGCATCCATGATAGTGGAGATTTCTATTCTAGAGAATATCTACAAAAGTGGATAACAATTGCCAATGATAATCCTAATGTAAATTTTTATGCCTATACAAAAAGTTTACCGTATTTTAAAGATATTACATTGCCTGAAAATATGGACGTAATTTTTTCAGTAGGAGGATATAAGGATAAAACTATAAATTTTAGCAAAGATAGGCACGCTCAAATATTTGATAACATTGAGGAACTGGAAACAGCTGGATATATCAACGCTTCAAAAATTGACTATTACGCTACTAAATTTTATAGTAATAACAAAAAAGTAGGTTTAATTTATCATTAATTATCATGGCACATTTATACACATTCGAAATAACATATTTAAAGGACGGCAAAGAAATTACTAGGAACTACACTAAATTTTGTAGGTATCCTAAAAAAACTAAACTATATAAAGCAATAAACTCTTTACTGGACAATAATTTAATAACAGAATACAAAATATTTTAAATAATAAATAAAAATAAATAATATTTTTAGCCCTATTTTAGGGCTTTTTTTATGGGGTAATTTTAGCTAATTAGCTGAATATCATTACAATTTTAATCAAATAAGGTAGTTCGTCCTTAAAATATCAACTCATTTACCAAATAACCTTAATAAATTCAATATAAAGCAATTTAATAGCTTCTAAGAGCTTAAATTCAATTCATTGGGGTAAGTATACCAGAAAACTATAAAAGCCTCTTAAAACGTCTCTAAATAGCCTTAAATAGCTTCTCAGTGTATTGCAAATAAGTTGACAGAAATAAAAATAGGGTACTCTGAGGGAGAAAGTAGGTGTATCGCTAAGTAATTACGACTGTACACAAACCATCTTTTCCAACTGCCATTGTAGATTCAATAGGTTATATTTGTATCTTAGCAATATGAATTCAATAGGTATGTTTAGCGATTTCCAGTATGACGCATTTCAATGGTGTATAGAGAATAACATAAAGGTTTATTGTTTGCCAAATAAAAAAGTTGATAAATTATTTGAGATAGAGATTTATAACGATGGTGAAATTATTCGTAGTGGCAAAAAATACAAGAAAAACCAAGTAGACAATAAAATTTGGGAACTGTATTGCTATTACTATACTAAGTATAATATATAACTAAGTACTAATTATTATATTTATAGTAACTAAGTATAAAACACTAAGTGTAATACTAAGTACAAGTACTAAACTAAGTATAATATACTATGTATATATATCTGCCAATTTAGCAGTTGCAAACTATAAGTACAAAAACTAATAACTAAATTATTTCAATATGAATAGAAAGATAGAAATCGAAGTCCCTACTTCTTTAGAAGATATTACTCTTGGGCAATATCAACACTACCTAAAAATAGTAGACCAGAACGAAGGAGAAGAGGCTAATGATTTCGTGAATAAAAAGCTAGTTGAGATATTTTGTAATATAAATCTAAATGAAGTTGATGCTATCCCAGTTGTGGATTTTAATCGCATTCTACAAGTACTCGAAGAAGCGTTCAAGGAGAAATTTTCTTTAATACGGCATTTTGAGTTAGGAGGAGTAGAGATGGGGTTTATACCTAAGTTAGATGATATGAGTCTAGGTGAGTATGTAGATGTTGAAGCTAGTATTACTGATTGGCAAAATATCCATAAAGCGATGGGGGTGCTATATCGCCCAGTAAATTTTAAGAGTAAGGATAAATATACTATTGCTCCGTATAAGCCAAATGATGATATACAGGAGTGGATGAAACAAATGCCTCTTAGTGCTGTTATGAGTTGTATGGTTTTTTTTTACGATTTAGGGACAGAGTTATCGATAGCTTCCCTAGCTTATTTGGAGATGGAGATGAAGAGGGACAAGACCTCTCAGCTCAAGGAGGCTTTGGAAGAAAGTGGGGTTGGTATCAGTCAATTTATGGACTCGCTAAAGGAGACATCACAAAGTTTGACGAAGTTACAAAAGAACCAATATTTAAGTGTCTCACTTACCTAACATTTGAAAAAGAAAAAAACGAATTAGAAAATAGAATGATACAAAAATCAATGAAGCGATGAAAGAATATTATAACCTGGTTGACAATATTTACAATTATCTTATTGGCAATAATAATATCAATACAGTAACTACTGGGGACTTGCTAGAGGTTGACCTATCCAAACAAACTATATTCCCACTTGCCCATATAATAATCAATGATGTTACATTTAGCGACCACTTCATGTCGTTCTCTATAAATGTTATTGCAATGGATGTTGTTGATGAAGATAAAGACGACAAGCAAGATAAAGAGAATCCCCATCTAGGGTTAGATAATTCCCACGATATACTCAATACGATGCTTTCTGTAGTAAACGGATTGCAATCTAGTTTGCGAAGAGGTGGTATGAATGAGAATAACTACGAAATTAACGATGCTCCAACTGCCACGCAATTTGAAGATAGATTTGAAAATCTACTTACAGGTTGGTCATTGGTGTTAAATGTTGAGATACCAAATAATGATATGGGGCTTATTAATGATGATGGCACTCAATGCTAAATAAGTTCAAAAATACAAAGGCTTACCTCAACAGCTACTCTAAAGAACTCGTTAAGTTACTAAAGATAGAAGTTGGTCGCAATAGAACTAGGTCTTATAGTAGTGGAACTTATAATTCGCCTATAGATGCTACTGGGAAGTTAAAGCAATCTATTGAGGCAATTTCTAAAGATTCTAGTAAATCTATAAGATTTAACATTATGGCTAATGATTATGCTATAAGTGTTGATGAAGGCAGAGGTCAAGGTAAGTACCCACCTGTGGAAGATATAATAGATTGGATTAAAGCAAAGCCAGTAAGGATAAGAGACACTAAGGGTAGATTTAAAAGTGCTACTGATTATGAAGTTAGAAAACTAGCCCATAACATTTCTAGGAAAGTTGCTAGAGAAGGAATAAAACCAACTAATTTTATAACAGATGCCATAAACCAATCAATGGACAAGCTAAATAAGATAGGAGCTGCTGTTGGTAAAGATGTATCATTAAACCTAGATGACATTTTAGTCAAAGCAGGTTATGTTAAAAAGGGAGAAAATTACATTATAGAAAATGAGTGATGTTAGAATAAATACTAGGAGTCCATACTACATTGAGGCAAACCCTACAGAACCCACAATTCCTGAGACACCTGAAGTACCAGACCCACCTACTAATATACCACCTACGGTAACTATTACCGCTAGTAATACAACACCTTATGCAGGAGACACAGTTACCTTAACTGCGGTAGCTAC